GACTTCAGCAAACCTTGTGCTTTCAGATTTAACAAGAGCTGTACCTTATGATAGTTACAGTTTTAATTTTGATTCAGCAAGTAGTGACTATATAGATTGTGGTAATGATAGTAGTTTACAGATAACAACTAATATAACTTTATCCACTTGGGTTAATATTGGCACTTCAACTTCTACTATGAGGTTAATCAATAAAGACGATGGAAGCAATAGAGCTTGGATAATGTTAGTTGTGAGTGGTAAAATTAGATTTACAAGATTCTATACAGCATCAAATTTTTATTTTATGGATAGTAGTATTAATATAAATGATTCTAATTGGCATAACATAGTATGTGTAAATGATTCTACAGGTACTGCAAAAATTTATATTGATGGCGTAGAAGACACAGCAACAACAGGAACAAACACAGGAACAGTTTTATATAACGCATCTGTTAATTTAAAACTTGGTGGAGATTTTTCATCTCAATATTTAAATGGTAAACTTTCAAATTGTGCAATTTTTAACCAAGCTCTTACATCAACAGAAGTAATGAAACTATACTCAAATGGTGTACCTCAAGACCTTACAAACTTTACACCAACACCAGTATCTTGGTGGACTTTAGGTAGCAATAGCTTTTGGAATGGTTCTAATTGGATATGTAGGGACTTAATAGGAAGTAATGATGGCACAAGTGCAAATGCTGGAGTAGATGCAGTAGTAGGAGACAGCCCAAGAAGTGAATCAAATGGAACAGGAACTAATATGGACATACCTACAAATTTAGAAGGAAGCACTAAATGGAGTGATAACAATAGCTGGAGTATTAATATGAGTGAAAGCTCAAGAGTAGAAGATACACCATAGAAAAATATTTATTAAATTAGTAAACAAAAAAAAATGGCAACTTACATTAAAATAGACATAGACACACAAACATCATTAGTGGACTTTAGCCAAGTAAACACAACAAGTTCACAAACTATGAGAAGAAATGTAGCAAACACAGAAGCATTAATAAGCTACAATGTAACACCTTCTTTTATTAGTAATGGTAGATTAACACCATTAGCAACTTTAAACCATGCAGAGGCACTTGAATTGTTGAGTACACCTGAATGGACACCAGAAGAACCAAATGAGGAATAGTTACACAAGAATAGAGAAACCTAAAAAGAGGAGGAGAAATGTACACTCTAAAAGTAAAATGAGCAAGTGCAAGAGTAGTAAGAATTATGTAAAACCATATAAAAGACAAGGAAGATGAGAGAAATAAAAAAATTAATATTTCATTGTTCAGCAACTATTGAAGGACAAAACATAAGTGCTGCTACTATTAAAAGATGGCATGTAAGAGACAGAGGGTGGTCAGATATTGGCTATCACTATGTTATTGGGTTAGATGGTAAGATAGAAGCTGGCAGACCTGTAGCAAGAAAAGGAGCTCACACAAAAGGAGAAAATTCTACTTCTATAGGAATATGTTACATTGGTGGATTAAGCAAAAACAAAAGAGCAAAAGACACAAGAACAGAAGCACAAAAGAATGCATTAATTAAGTTAATTAAAACACTTAAGAACATTTACCCAAGTGCAAGTTTACATGGTCATAAAGAGTTTGCTAACAAGGCTTGCCCATGTTTTGATGTACAAAAAGAATATGCTGAGTTTCAGCCAGAGGGATATAAAGTTAAATCAAATGATAGTAAAGAGAGTTAAAATGGATGACCATAATCTACTTATGTTAGTAACCTCATTGTTAGGTGTACTTGGAATTAAAGAAATTTGGGCAATCTTCAAGCAGAAGATAGATATCAATGCTAAGAAAGAAGAAAGGCAAGACAATCTACAAGCAAAAGTTATTGAAGAACTTAAGAATAAGATTGATGGTTTAGAAAAAAAGATTGATGAATTAATTACAGAAAACACTAACCTAAGAATTAAGGTTGCTAAGATGGAAGAAAGATTAATTCTTAATGCTAAAAAAAGAACACAAAACAAATACAAAGATGAGTGATAAATTAAAGAATACTATTACTAATATTATAGGTTTAATTTTAGTAGTATTTAATACATATGAATTTTATTTTGATGAATTTACTTTAGTACAGTATGTTGGTGGAATGTCATTAGCACTTGCACTATTTTTATTCAAAGGTTCAGAAACACAAGAATGGATAAAAAAGGTATTATCCAGATTCTCTTCTTAATTTTAATTTCTTGTTCACCTCAAAAGAGGTTAAACAGAATTGTAAGAAACAATCCCCACTTATTAAATAAAGATACAATAAGGGTTATAGATACTATTGTGCTACAAAATTATAGTATTGATACCATACATGAAATAGAGTTTCATGATACTGTTATAATACAGAATAATGATAGGGTAGAGGCAAGATATTATTATGATACAGTCAAAAAGGAGATACACCACTACATTGAATGCAAAGATTCTACAATTATTGTTGATAGATTTGTACCTGTTGAAAAGGTCATTGTTAAGGAACAAACACTTTGGGAGAAGTACGGTAGCTTGGCTATCATAGTATTCATAGGATTAATAGCAATTAAAGCAATCAACAAATACATATTGTGAGAAACAATAAAAACCATTACAAGAGATTCAAAGATACTGGTAACCCAAGATACAGGTTAACACAGGATGAAGCAGATATAATAAATAAGTATAGAAGAATAAAACAAGAAGCTGAATCACAAGGTATTAATGTTAATGATGTTCATAGTGGTTGGATAAAATCAAAGGAAGCAAGTTTATATTTTAAGAATCCTGATTATAAGCAACAAGATTACAAGAAACTATTTAATGAACTTATTGAAGAGATTAAAGAATATGCACCTCATTATAAGAAGATAGATAGGCCTAAAGTAATTGAACCACATTTGTTTTTCTGTTGTCCAAGTGATATTCACATAGGTAAATTATGCAGAAGTTTTGTTAGTGGTGTAGAGTATAACAATCAAATAGCTGTACAAAGAACTTTAGAAGGTGTTAGAGGCTGTATTAAAAAAGCAGAAGGGTTTCATATAGACCAAGTTGTTTTATTGCTTTCAGGTGATTTATTACATGTAGATGGTTTTCATAACAAAACTACAAAGGGTACATTTCAAGGAGAACTTGATGGAGTTTTTTCAGACCATTTTTTAATTGCTAAAAGGTTAATGGTTGAGGTTATAGAAATGTTATTAGATGTAGCTGATGTTGAGGTGCTTTTTACTGCTGGAAATCATGACCACTTAACTGGTTGGTTAATGGCACAAGTGCTACAAGCACATTTTAGTTTATGTAGCAATATATCTTGGAACATAGATTACACTATGAGAAAGTATTTTAAGTATGGTAAAACATTAATAGGTAGCTGTCATGGACATGGAATAAAGTGGGAAAGATTACCTATGATAATGGCAGATGAATGCAAGTGGTGGTCAGAAACTAAATACAGATATATGTTTACACAGCATGTACATCATAAATCAAGCAAGGGTGGTGATTATGTAGGAATGACTTTAGAGAGTTTAAGAAGTCCATCAGAAGCAGATTTTTACCATCATTCTAATGGTTATCAATCATCTAATAATAAAGCCATAGAATCTTTCATATTTCACAAGCAACATGGACAAGTTGCAAGGTTAACACACCTTTTTTAACATTCTATTGTTAATAAACTTTTTAATGTGTTTTGTAATTTGTATTATAATTATATATATATTTACACAAGTTCTTTGAGATAGTTGGTAAAACAAAGTTGAGTTTATTGGACACTATGACGCACATCTTGGCAGGAGAGTTTAATAAAGTAAAACCGAATAAAAATATATGCACTTTTTTTAGTGTAGTTTGTAGCGGTACAAACACTTTATTAAAACGCTGATAGATTAAGCTCTGTGAAAAGATAGCATACCCAAGCGAGGCAAGTGGCTTTACTACCTTTAAAATGGTATATCGGAAGGAAACAAAGAAGCAAGTAAAGAATCGTAAGTGGCTATTGACCGAGCATAACCCAAAGTAAAACAACGGAAAACATAAGAGCTTTAAGTAGCTTCTATCTCATTGAACTTATTTAATTTAAAAAAAACAACTATGAAAACAATCAACTACACAACAAGGACATTCTATGTTCCTGCAAGCAAGATAGATACTTTGCTTGAGTTTCAAGAGAAATGCAGAACTAATGGCAGGAAGTCATATTCTGAAGTATTATTAGAATTAATGGAGCAATACAATGGAAATAATTAATTACTATAAATACTTGCAAGAAATGGAAGAATGGCAAGCATACTACTATTATACTTCTTTACACTTTAGATTAAGAAAGATAATAAGACAAGCAAACTGGAACAAAACTATAATAACCAAGTTTGAATTAACTAACAATGATATTGAAATACATAAACATAGATTTGATAGATTAATAGATGAAACTAAAGAAATTGGTGAAAAGTGGAAAGAACTTAGATATCAATATGATGAACAAAGAATAAATAAAATAATAACACAATTAACTAAAATTAGAAATTATGAACATAAAACAAATAGCAGAAAAGTACAACCTAAATAAAGAAGATTTTTGGGAACTTAAAAGAGGTACAAAGTCAATGTGGATTATAACACATGATGCTTGTGAAAAGATAGCTGCAAAAGAAAACATTCAATTTGGTGCGCCTACAGTATTCAGAGATGATAATAATAATATTGCAATGGTAGGAGATGCTAAAAGAGGTAACAAAGTTATCTGGAGTACAGGTGAAGCATCACCAAAAAATTGTAAAGCACCTTATCCATTTGCAATGTGTGAAAAGAGATTGAAGGATAGGTTGTGCCTTAAGTTAATTAATGCATATGAGTATGGTATTTATAGTGATGTAGAAGCTGATTCATTTAAAAAAGGTAAATCATGATACAAGAAATAAAATCAGAATATCAAAAGTTGCTTGAATTAGTTAAAGAAAAAGAACTAATAGAAAAGCAATGGAATGAAGCAATCAAAAAATTTTATGAATCTAAAATAAAAGAAAATGAAAAAGAATAGATTATCATATAGTGCATTGTGTGCTTTTAAGAAATCACCTAACCACTTACTAAAGTATTGGGAGGGTAAAACAAAAGTTACTGATGCTATGTGGTTTGGTAGTATTATTCATAAGCTACTATTAGAACCAGAATCATTTAATGATGATTATGCTATATTTACTGGTGCAAGAAGAGCAGGCAAAGATTGGCAAGAATTTAAAGCAGTTAATCAAGATAAGCAAATTATAAAACTTTCTGAATTAGATGATGCTAATGCTATTGCTGAAAATGCTTTACAAAATCCTATATTTAAAAACCTAATGCAAAACAAAGTACATACTGAAAAGGAAGTAACTTGGAATCATGCAGGAATTGATTTTAAAGGGTTTGTAGACCTTGAAAGTAAAATAGATGGTAGAACTATAGTTTGTGATATTAAAACTACTACAGATGCTGGTAAAAGGTTTCAGAGAGATTTAATATACAATGATTATAAAATGCAAGCAGCTATGTATTTAGAAAACTATGACATAGATACTGAATACTACATTATAGCTGTAGAAACTACTTCACCATTTAATGTACAGATTTATAAGTTAGGATTTAATTTAATAAATCAAGGTAGTGCTGAATATAAAAATTTAGTAGCAAGGTATCAAGAGTGGGATGGTAAACCAGTAGGTTATAGTGATGATATTATAGAAATTGAAATAGAAATAGAAGAACAAGTATTAATTTAAAAACAAACAACAATGGAACATTTAGAAACAATTATTAGTGAAAAACTTTGTAAGATTATAGAATTATCAGAAGAAATTAATAGAGAATTAATTTTTAAATGTGATATAAATCCAGAACAAAGATTACAAGTTAATGTAGAAGTTATACATCCTTTAAATGATTTACAAGAAACTATATTTAATATACAAAATTATATAAACAATAAATAAAAAACAATGAAAGAAAAAACAATATATTGTGGTTCAGGAAAAGTAATGAATGAGAAATGGTTAAAAGTAACTATTAATCCTGATAAGCTAAAAGAACACATACAAGAGTTCAATGGTAATAAGTTTATTAAACTTAATATTAATGTAAAAGATGAAGCTGACCAATATGGTAAAGATGTATCTATTAGTGTAGATACTTGGCAACCAGAAGAAAAGAAAGAATCATCTAATGATTTACCATTTTAAAGATGATGGAAGAATCAAATTACTTATTGAAAAGGGGTTTGAGTATGTCAGTCATACAAGGTTTATTAATGGAAGGTTTTACACTTCCAGAGATAGCTAAAGAAATAAATATTAGACCTGAAAGATTGGCAAGAGAATACAGACCAATAAAAAAAAATTATAAGTACTTTGATAACACAACACCTAAAAAGGTAGATGAAGGGTTGGGTGCCTGTTCATTTACCTTTGATGGTGTTTATACTTGGGATAGATTAACACAATCAGAAATAGAATCATATAACAATTACAATCAAAAACACAAAGCATATTATGAATACACTTATTAGAAATGAAAAACAAATAAAACAAGTAATTGATTTTACTGGATTACAAAATGGAAAGATACACCCAAGTGATATAGATGCTGTGTTTGAATTTGATAATGAAATATTAATTTTAATAGAAGTTAAATATAAAAATTCTGAAATTCCAAAAGGACAACAATTATTGTTAGAAAGATTATGTGATTCTTGGCATACTGATAAATCTATTGTTTTATATGTAGAGCATAGTCATTCAAATGATAATGAAAACATTCCATTAAATAAGTGTTTTATAAAAAAAATATATTATAAAGAAAAATGGAAAGAAAGAAATAAAGTCAAGTTGTTAGATTTTTTAAATAAACTTGGTGAATTTTGGCATTGTAAAAAATTGAATTTTTAAACTATATAATTATGAAAGAATTACCATACTTTAAATTTTATCCTAATCAATGGATAACTGGTTCAATATCATTTATGAAATTAGATGTGCAAGGTGCATTTATGAAGATATGCTGTTACTACTGGAGCAAGGAATGTAATGTAAGCAGAGAGCAAATTAAATCATTAGTGCCTGACCATTGGAATCAACTACTTGATAGTCAACTACTTAAGATAGAAAATGACAAGATAAAAATAAAATGGTTAGATGAACAATATGCAGAAAGATTAAAAGAACACAAAAGAAATGTAAGCAATGGTAGAAAGGGGGGCTTAAGCAGGGCTAAAGCATTAAGAAAAGAAGAGATAAGAAAAGATAAATATAAAGGTGATAATGTATTAGCAGTTAATAATGAAGTACAAAAAATATTAGATGATGCTGCTAAAAGATGATTACACACTACAATACTTAAATGCTTTTAAGAATGATAAGATTGAAAAAGGTATTGGTATTAAATGCATATTAGATAATAATTTTGTATATAAGAAAGGTAACTTTAATATTTTTTTAGGTTTAGATAATGTTGGTAAAACTTCATTTATGATATGGTATTTAACAGCACTAAGTAAACTACATAAATTAAAGTGGGTTATTTGGTCAGGTGAAAACCATGCAGGACAACTTAAAAGAGATATAATACAATTCTGGACAGGACAACCATTAAAAGAGGTTAATGTTACATTTTACAATAATTTAATTAGTAAGTACTTTAAATTTGTTAGTAATAAAAAACTATACAATCATAAAGAACTATTAAAGATATTTGAAGATATGGATGTTGATGGATGTTTGATAGACCCATACACAGGGTTGAACCATGATAGAAGAATAGCACAATTTGAAAGAAACTATCAAGTATGTAATGACATGAGAGAGTTTTGTAATAAAACAAATAAATCTATATTTTTAAGTATGCATCCACAAACAGAAGCAGCAAGAAGAGTTTTTCCACAAGACCATCAGCTTAATGGACACATACAAGCACCAAGAAAAGCTGATTGCGAGGGAGGGCAGGTGTTTCCAAATAGGGTAGATAATTTAATTTGCATACACAGATTAACAACACATAAAGAATTATGGCACTTAACAGAAGTTCATGTATATAAAATAAAGGACAAAGAAACTGGTGGACAACCTACAGCATTAAATGAACCTTTAAGGTTTGATTATAATAAAGGATTAGGATTTACCATTGGTGGTATTAATGTATTAAAACAAAAACTATAAATTATGAATAAAAAAGAAGATATAAAAATACTTTTAAATTGGTATAGAATATTGTGTAAAACACTATTTGAAGAATTAGATGAAGTTTTTTATAAAGAACAACAAAAACAATTAATATTAATATATCATAAATTAAATGATAAAATGGATTTTAAATATTTTCAAAAATCTTTATATGTTAACATTATGTATAAAGAAGAAAATCAAGAAGCACCACAAATAGAAGATAAATATTTTTATAGTGTATATAAACAAAAGAAATTTACAAAAAGATATAATAACATTATAAATAATTACTATAATAAAAACAATGAAATATAGATATGATAACATAGATACTTTTATGAGTTATAAAAGTTGGACAGACAAACAAAAGATAGATGAACTATTAAGAATAGATTGCAACCTATATGCAAACTTAGGTACTGATAGCACACAAGAAGAAAAGGCAGAAGCAAAAAGAAGAAGTTTAATAATATATAGATTAATTAAAACACTTGATAAAAAGTTAGGTGATGAATTACTTTATATGGAAGATAAAAAGCAATAATGGACACAATAGACATAACAATAACAAAGAACAAGTTGCAGATACTTATGCTACAAGCAAGAGAAAACATTAAGGAAAAGGCAACCAATAGCAAACTAGAAGCATTAGATACATTAACAGATGCTTATTCTACTATAGTTTATTTACAAGCTGCACTTGATGATTTAAGAAAGAAAAACCTTATTGCAGAACAGAACAATGTTAAGGCATATAGGCAGAATAAAAAACTTAAACAAAAATTTAGTAAGTTTGTATAGTATGGATTTAAAATATATTTATTATATAGTATTCATGGTGTGTATAGTATCCTTCTTTGCAGGGTTGCTTACACATTATTTATTTAATAGAGATTAAGATGCCTAAACCAAAACCACAAGAAAAGAAAAAAGATTTTATGATGAGGTGTGTTCCTGAAGTAATTAATGAGGGATACAAAACAGAACAAGCAATTGCAATATGCTCAAAGTACTATGAAAGAAACAGTAAGTAATATTATTGGTTTTATATTTGGCATTATACTTACACCAATATGGTTGCTTGTTATATTAATAATTTATCTAATAAAGAAATGGCAAAGAAAAGAACACTAAATGAATTAAGACAAACTAAAGAGGTTTATGACCATCCTTATGAACCTGTAATAAATGGCATTAAATATCTATGTGCTATATATCCTAATAATGCTGATTTAGGTGCAGCAGTTAGAGAACATTTTCAAATACATCACAATGAACAGTAATTTAAAAGGCAAGAGGTTTGAACTGAAAGTAGCTAAGTTTCTTGCAGAAAGACTTGATGCTAATATTAGAAGAACACCTAATAGTGGTGGACTAAGTATGAAAGGTGATATACTTTGTATTGATGATAATAGTATATTAAGTGAGTTTAATTGGGAATGCAAGAACCAAGAGAAGCTAAACATATGGAAAGCATTAGAACAAAGTAGAAATGATTGTTTAGGTAATGCCAAGATGCCAGTAGTTTGCTTCACTAAAAACCATGAAAGAGATTACATTGCTTTAGAGTTAGATGACTTTGTTAATTTACTTATAGAAGTTGAAGAAGGTAGAACTAAATAATCTATTAGAACATTTAGCATTATTTCATAATAACTATTGTGAGATTGCTAAAAATTTATTATATAAGAAAGACAAGAAAGCAGTACAAGACATAGTTCAAGAAATGTACATTAAACTATATGACCAAGTAGAAGAAGGCAAGATAGAAATACAACAACTAATTATAAATGATAAACCACACTTTGGAATTATTAAAAGAACAATACAACAAATCATACAGCATACAGCTAACAATGAGAACAAATTACCAAAGGATGAAAATGCTACTATCAAAAACATAATACAAGAAGATGATTATAACATAGAAGAGTTTAACAATAAAGTAATAGAAATATTAAATGGTATGTATTGGTTTGATAGAAAACTATTTACACTATATGTTAAGCAATTCAATAGCATTAGGAAGTTGGCAAAGGAAACAAGGTTAGGACATGTAACTGTATACAACACAATTAAAAGAGCAAAGAAAAATATTAAAAAGAAATTATATGAAAAGTAAAGGATTAGGAGATACAGTAGAAAAGATAACCAAAGCAACAGGAATTAAAAAAGCTACCAATTACATATTTGATAAATTAGGAATGGATTGCGGATGTGAAGCAAGAAAGGAAAAACTAAATAAATTATTTCCTTACTCTAAACCAGAATGCTTAACTGAAGAAGAGTACATGACACTAAAAGGAATATTTAAACATATCAACAATAGAATAGGAGCAACAGAACAATCAGCATTATTAAAAATATATAATAGAATCTTCAAAGCAAATAAACAAATGTCAACATGCAGTTCATGTGTTAGAGAATTAGTAGATGTAATGAAAAAACTATTTAATGAATATGAATATGAACAAGAAACACAAGCTGAAGAAGGAAGCTGAAGATAAATTAAGGGACTATCTTAATGAATATGAAGAAGATATAAAGAACAATGAAAATACAGTGAAAGATGAGCAACATTGAAAACCTTAAACATTTTGAAAAAGGCAAGAGTGGTAATCCTGCTGGAAGACCTAAAGGAAGTAAGAACAGAAGTACTATCATAAAAGAAATACTTAACCTAATGGTGCAAGTAAAAGATGAAAGCACAGGTGAAGATGTATGGCAAAGCAATGAATATAGAATGGTACAAGCAATGGTTAATAAAGCAATTGAAAAAGGTGATGTAGCTGCATTCAATGCATTGTATGATAATCTATATGGTAAGTTAAAAGATACTGTTGACATGAACACAACAGAACAAGTAAACCATGACTTCAGAAAACTCATTGCAGGAATTAAAGCTACACAGTAAGTATTTAGTACTTGATGAATCTAAAGCAAGATACTTTATCATAACAGGTGGTAGAGGTAGTGGTAAATCATTTGCTATTAATACTATTCTATTACTGCTAACTTATCAAGCAGGACATACTATACTATTTACAAGATATACATTAAGAAGTGCATCTATATCTATCATTCCAGAGTTTATAGAAAAGATAGAACTATTAGGAAAGGTAAATGATTTTAAAATAACAAGAGATGAAATTATTAACAAAGGTAATGGTAGTAAGATAATATTCAGAGGTATTAAAACCTCATCAGGTGACCAAACAGCAAATCTTAAATCATTGCAAGGTATTACTACTTGGGTAATGGATGAAGCAGAAGAACTAACTGATGAAGATACATTTGATAAGATAGATTTAAGTGTTAGAAATAAAGCACAAGAGAATAGAATAATACTAATACTAAATCCAACAACTAAAGAGCATTTCATTTATCAAAGATGGTATGAAGCAAGAGGAGTACAAGCTGGTAGTAATATAACTAAAGATGATACTACTTACATACACACAACTTATTTAGACAACAAAGATAATCTTAGCAAAAGCTACATTGAGCAGATAGAGCAGATGAAGCAAAGAAGACCTGATAGATACAAGCATACTATACAGGGTGCATGGTTAGATAAAGCAGAGGGTGTTATATATTCTAATTGGTCAATAGGTGAATTTAAGTTTGTTAATAAAGTTGTTTATGGACAGGATTATGGATTTAGTAATGACCCAAGCACATTAGTTAAAACAAGCATAGACAAAGAGAATAAAATAATATATGTTAAGTTGTGTTTCTACCAAGCTAAATTAACTACAAGTGAGTTAGCACAATTAAATGTAAAGTATGCAGCTAATGATTTAATAGTTGGTGATAGTGCTGAACCAAGATTAATAAATGAGTTAAGCAGACATTGTAATATAGTACCAGCTATCAAAGGACAAGGTTCAGTTACTTATGGTATTAGTATGATACAAGATTATGATTTAGTAATAGATAGTGATAGTACTGATTTAATTAAAGAACTAAATAACTATGTGTGGTTAGAAAGAAAATCACAAACACCAGTAGATAACTACAATCATGCACTTGATGCATTGAGATATGCAGTTAGTTACCAACTACAATCAGGAGGAGATTACTATATTTATTAAGCATGGCTTAAGCACTCCTTAAGCATTAAGATAAGAAAAGAAAAGATAAAATAAGAAAAGATAAAATTTGTACATAACACTTAACACTTTTTTTTACATTATATATATATGAAAGTAACAATTAATATACCAGAATCACTAAGTGAAATAACATTAGAACAATACCAAAGATGGCATAAGGTATCTAATAACAATGAAGATGAAAACTTCTTAAAGCAAAAGATGATTGAAATATTTTGTAATGTATCACTAAAAGATATATTAACAATTAAACCAAGACATATTAATGCTATAGTAGAAGAACTAAAAAAAGTATTTGAAGATAAGCCAGCATTAATACAAAGGTTTATTTACAAAGATATTGAGTTTGGGTTTATACCTAAGTTAGATGACATGAGCTTTGGAGAATATATAGATTTAGATACTTACTTACCAGAATGGGAAACAATGCATAATGCAATGAACATATTATATAGGCCTGTTATATATTCTAAAAAGAATAAATACTTAATAGAAAGTTATCAAGGTTCAGATGTTTATGATATGAGAGAGATACCATTAAATGTTGTTTTTAGTGCATTGGTTTTTTTTTGGAATTTAAAGAAAGAGTTATTGAGTCATATGGGGAGTTATTTAGCAAAACAAAAGGAAGTGAAGTTGCCAGCTCAAGTGATGGATTTTCTGAGAAATGGGGTTGGTATCAATCAATCTATGGATTGGCTCAAGGAAATGTCAGAAAGTTCAATGAAGTTACAAAGTTAAATTTACACACATGCTTACAATACTTAGCATTTGAAAAAGATAAAGCTGATTTACAAGAACATATCTTTAAAAAGAAATAAATGACAAGAGAAACAATATTAGAGAAACTTATGGAACAGCAGTTAGTAGATAAAGATGAGTATGTAATATTAGCAGATGGATTTGAAGCAGCATTCATTGGTGTTACAACTAACAAACCAATAAGAGCAGTTTATAATTATTGGAAGTGTTTAGATTTATTAATGAAAGATGAAGATGCTGACTTTGATGAGTCAATAGATTGGTTAGATGAATTTATTGAAGAAGATTTAGGAAAGCATGCACCATTATATATAAAATCAATATGAAGAGTTTTTACAAAATAATAGATAGTATAAGAGATGTAGTTAAAGCAGAACCATTTAACAATGAAGTTAGTTTTGGTGACATTGCTGATATAGATTTAAAGAAGCAGTCCTTGTTTCCTTTATGTCATATCATGGTAAATAGTGCAACAATACAAGATAACTATGTAATACATAATATGACTATATTCTTTATGGACTTAGTAGATATTAGTAATGAACAGACAAGAGATTATTTTCTTGGCAATGACAACAGGCAAGATATACTAAACACACAGCTTGCTTTAGCAACAAGAGTAATTAGAAGATTACAAAAAGCAGATACATATAGAAATGGTTATGAGTTAGTTAATGATGCTACATGTGAACCATTCACAGAAAGATTTGATAATATGTTAGCTGGTTGGGCAGTAACATTTGATATAGGTACAACAAGTGAAATGACTTATTGCTAATGAGTAAATTTAAACAGGCATTAGAGAAGTATGCAAAGTATGTAATACAGCAATCAAGAAGCAATCTATCTAAGAAAAAGAATAATGCTTCTAAAACTTTATATAATAGCTTGTCATATAATATACAAGGTTCTAATGTTATTTTTAAAGGTGAGGATTATGCACAGTTTGTTGATAAAGGTGTTAAAGGTGCTAAATCAACTTATCCAGAAAGTAGAAACTCACCATTTAGATATAGAAGCAAAATGCCACCAAGTAGTGCATTAGACAAGTGGACAGTTAGAAAAGGAATAGCACCAAGAAGTGCTGGTGGACAATTTGTAAAAAGACAATCATTAAATTATATAATAGCAAGAAGCATTTACAAGAAAGGAATTAGAGCAACTATGTTTTTTACTAAACCATTTGAAGCAGGTTTAAATAAATATGCAGAAGAAATAATAGATGGATATATACAAGATAATAAAACACCATGAGTACAATAATAAGAACAAGAAGTCCATACTTCATTAGAACACCAGATATAACTGACCCTACTGATTTAGCTAACCTAAGCTACTTTCAAATAGTAATTACTGTTCATGGTGGAGTAAGTGGTTCTACTACAGTATGTGATGACCTTTATGCACAATTCACATTAAAGAAAAAACCATTGCCAAGTGAGCCATCAGTATCATTTGAAATAAGTGAGATAGTTAATGACCACCTAATACAGACATTTAATGGTACTTATGCAACAAGTGCAAGAACACAATCTATTTGGGTTGATGTATCTACAACAGCAAGACAAGCAGATGGTACTATAATAGGAAGTGCAACTAACACAACATACTTAGCACAAGAAGGTTTTAACAAATTCAAAGAAGGTGTTAACTATACTACAGAACCAATAGCAATGATTAGTGCTGACTATTTAGAATATCATAAAGGTAGTTATATTACTTTACCAATAAATGGTGAAAGAGTAAGCAGATTAACTTGGAAGCTAAATGGTAGCACAGTAACAACTCTAAACTTTACTGATAATGGCAATCAGAATCAGAAAATAAAATATGGTACAGTAAACACAGCAGCACAAAGCTATGATGAGGTTGTTGTAACTTATGACACTACACAAAATAAATCAATAACACTTAAAGAAATATCTGAATGCAAGTATGAAGTATTTAAAGTAACATTCTTAAATAGATGGGGAGCTTTACAAGATATATTCTTCTTTAAGAAATCTACTGAAAGTTTAGATACAAGAAGTGAACAATATAATAGAAGTATATTTAAAGCAAGGGATGTTTCATTAGAACCACCTGAAGAAGGAGATGATTGTACTGAAACAATTACATTTAATTCTTATTCTACTACAGCACATGCT